TTTTTTTTTACTTATATTTGTTATAAATCAAATTAAATTAAATGAATGATATTCGTAAGATAGCAGTAGGTCCTGATTACAAAGGTGGAGCTATGCACTATGTTGTAGGTCAAGAAATACTAAAAGGCACATATAAAATTCACCACATAAGGTATGATGACAGTAATGACTCTTTTAAAATATGGATTGAATCTACATATAATCAAGAAATTGTATTATGGAAGCAGTTTATTAATATGCCTGTGTCTATTGAGTATAATATTAACTTCTAATGAAATCACCTTACTTATTTATTACCAAACCCTTAAACAATAAAAGGTATAACAACACTAAAAAAATTAGTGATGTAGACTTTATAACAAGCACTTCAGAGGAAAACCACAAAGCTTCAAATCGAATTGCAGAGGTTATCGCCACTCCAATTGTTTATGATGGTCCTATTAAACCAGGAGATAAATTATTAGTCCATCATAACGTATTTAAGTTTTACAATGACATGCAGGGCAGACGTAAAAGTGGAAGAAGTTTTTTTATGGATGATTTATTTTTTGTTGAGCCTGATCAGTTTTACATGTATCATGATGGCAAGCAGTGGAATACTAGTGGCAGGTATTGCTTTACTAAACCTGTTGCTACAGAAGACTACTATTTATATAAGAACACCAATGAAGAACCATTGGTTGGTGAAATAAAATATAGCAACAACTACTTGCGTTCACAAAATGTAAATCCAGGGGACAAGGTCTGTTTTAAACCTGAAAGTGAATACGAGTTTGAAGTAGATGGAGAAAAACTATATCGAATGTTTGACCATCAAATAACAATAAAATTATGAGTGATAAGCCAAAAAGAAAAAAACGACCAAGAATCAAATATAATCCGAATCGCAATGGACTCAAAAACTTTAAAAAAGAATATTATTCAGGCAGGGATGAGAGCCGTAGAGCAGCTTATTAAGGTTGCAAAAGAAGACATTATAAAGCCAGACCCAGAGGATGAGTTGGCTGCTGACAGATTAAAGAATGCTGCAGCAACAAAAAAACTAGCAATATTTGATGCGTTTGATATATTGACTAGAATAGAAAATGAAAAAAATTTAATGGAAATCGAAGAACGAGGTCCAACTAAACTAGACAACAAACAAGGATTTGCAGAAAGAAGGTCTTCATAATATACACAGAGTTCTGGATAATTATATTCCAAAAGGAATATTAAAGAAAAAGAACAGAAACAAGTCATGGCAATATGGTTATGATGAGAAGTATGATTTAGTTATTATTTCTAAAACAGGAGAAGTAGGCGAGGTGTATGATATTAATGGACTACGAATAGGTTTACCAAAAACCCCTGAGTCTCTTCAAAGAGACACAACTAAGTGGGAAAGAAAAAACTATCCTAAAGCACTACTAAAAATACAGTCTATATTTCAGTGGAATGAGCAACCAAACACTTTTAAAGCTAAGTGGATAGATTACATCGAGGATGAGTTTGATAAAAGAGAACAAGGGCACTGGTTTATAAATAACAAAACAAGCACATACATTACAGGATCACACTACATGTACCTTCAGTGGACAAAAATTGATGTAGGTTATCCTGACTTTAGAGAAGCAAATAGAATTTTTTACATTTTTTGGGAGGCATGTAAAGCAGACCCTAGATGTTTCGGAATGATATATTTAAAAATTAGACGTTCTGGTTTTTCATATATGGCTTCCGAAGAGTGTGCAAATGTTGGAACAATATCTAAAAACTCTCGTATAGGTATTTTGTCTAAGTCAGGTTCTGATGCAAAAAAAATGTTTACAGACAAGGTTGTTCCTATTGTTAGAAATTATCCCTTCTTTTTTAAACCTGTGCAGGATGGTATGGATAAGCCTAAAACAGAGTTGGCGTTTAGAATTCCTGCATCCAAGATTACTAAAAAGAATATGTATAATGTTGATGATAACGAGATGGAAGGCTTGGATACCACTATTGACTGGAAAAATACAGATGACAACTCTTATGATGGTGAGAAGTTGCTTTTATTAGCACATGATGAAAGTGGTAAATGGCTTAAGCCAAACAATATACTAAATAATTATCGTGTTACAAAAACATGTTTGCGATTAGGTAGAAGAATTATTGGTAAATGCATGATGGGTTCAACATCAAATGCATTAAATAAAGGAGGTGAAGAGTTTAAAAAACTTTACTATGATTCTAATCCTAATAACAGAAGTAACAATGGTCAAACCAAAAGTGGGTTGTATTCTTTGTTTATACCAATGGAGTGGAACTTTGAGGGATACATTGATGAGTATGGCATGCCTATGGAGGATGTTATTGATTACTGGAATAACGAAGTTGAAAGTTTAAAGAATGATGCTGATGCATTAAATGAGTTTTACAGACAATTCCCTCGTACTGAATCTCATGCGTTTAGAGATGAGAGCAAGCAGTCTTTGTTTAATCTTACACGAATATATCAGCAGATTGACTATAACGATTCTTTAATAAAAGAGCATCACTTAACTCGTGGGTCTTTTTCTTGGAAAAATGGAATTAAAGATACTGAAGTTATATGGACTCCAAATACAAGAGGTAGATTTTTAGTAGGTTGGATTCCTAAAAAAAACATGCAAAACAGGTATAAGAAAAATCATAGAGGTGACTTTTTTCCTTCAAACGATCATTTAGGTGCTTTTGGTTGTGATAGCTATGATATATCTGGAACAGTTGGAGGTGGAGCATCTAATGGTGCTTTGCATGGAATTACAAAGTTTAATATGGATGATGCTCCTAGTAATCAGTTTTTTTTAGAGTATGTGGCTAGACCTCAAACTGCAGAAATATTTTTTGAGGAAGTATTGATGGCATGTGTGTTTTATGGCATGCCTATACTGGTTGAAAATAATAAGCCTAGATTATTATATCATTTTAAAAATAGAGGCTACAGAGGATTTAGTATTAATCGACCAGACAAACTTAAACACAAGCTCTCTAAGACAGAGAAAGAACTTGGGGGTATACCTAACTCAAGTGAAGCAGTAAAGCAGGCTCACGCAGCAGCTATTGAGTCTCATATTGAATCTCACGTAGGATTAATAGGTCCAGATGAAATGGGTTATATGCCTTTTACTAGAACACTAGAGGACTGGGCAAAGTTTGATATAAGCAATAGAACAAAGTTTGATGCCTCTATTAGTTCAGGTTTAGCAATAATGGCTTGTCAAAGACACCTTTATCAACCTGTGAAAAAACAATCAAATATTATTGTTAACTTTGCTAGGTACAACAACAAAGGAAGTCGTAGTGAAATAATAAGATAAATGAAAGACGTAAAAATAAATGTTTCTTCTGTGGGGTTTCCGAGTCAGTTTGTTTCTGATAGTGAAAAAGCTTCAGAGGAATTTGGCTTACAAATAGGTCAGGCTATTCAGTACGAGTGGTTTAAGAAAGATGGCAACCAATGCAGATACTATAATCAGTGGAGAGATTTTTACAGACTTCGTCTTTATGCTAGAGGTGAGCAGTCGGTTGCTAAATATAAAAATGAATTAGCAGTTGATGGTGATTTAAGTTACTTAAACTTGGATTGGACACCTGTCCCTATTATTCCAAAATTTGTAGATGTTGTTGTCAACGGAATGAATGACAGGTTGTTTGATGTAAAGGCATATGCTGAAGATGCAATGTCACAGTCTCAAAGAAGTAAGTATCAAGACATGATACAAGGTCAAGCTGCAGCAAAAGACATATTGCAAATTGTTCAAAAAGAAACAGGAGCTGATCCCTTCATAATGAATCCTGATGACCTTCCTCAAACTGATGAGGAGCTAAACCTATATATGCAGCTTAAATACAAGCCTGCTATTGAGATTGCTGAAGAGGAAGCTATAAACACTATTTTTGCAGAAAACCATTACAACGATATTAGAAAAAGAGTTGACTATGATTTAACTGTTTTAGGTATTGGTTGTACAAAGCATGAGTTTTTGCCAGGAGCAGGTGTTGAACTTAAATATGTAGACCCTGCAAATATTGTTTATAGTTATACAGAAGACCCACACTTTAAAGATTGTTTCTATTGGGGAGAAATTAAAACACTTCCAATTACTGAGTTAATGAAGATTGATCAGTCTTTAACAAATGAGGACCTAGAGGAAATATCAAAGTATTCTCAGAGTTGGTATGATTATTATAATGTGGCTCAGTTTTATGAGAATGATATTTTTTATAGAGACACTGTTACATTAATGTATTTTAATTATAAGACCACTAAAAAAGTAGTTTATAAAAAAAAGATATTAGAAAACGGTGGTACTAAGGTTATAGAAAAAGATGACCAATTCAATCCTCCAGTAGAAATGATGGAGGAAGGAAGGTTTGAAAAAATGGAAAAAACCATTGACGTATGGTATGAAGGAGTAATGGTTATGGGTACAAATATTCTTTTAAAGTGGGAACTTGCTGAGAATATGGTACGACCAAAATCAGCTCAACAACACGCATTACCAAACTATATCGCAGTAGCTCCTAGAATGTATAAAGGGGTTATTGAGTCTTTAACTAGACGTATGATTCCATTTGCAGACCTAATACAAATAACTCACTTGAAACTGCAACAAGTTATTTCAAGGGTAGTACCTGATGGTGTGTATATTGATGCTGATGGATTAAATGAAGTAGACCTAGGCACAGGAAACGCATACAATCCTGAAGATGCATTAAGATTATATTTCCAAACAGGTTCTGTAATCGGTAGAAGTTATACTCAAGATGGAGACTATAACCAAGGTAAAATTCCAATTAAAGAACTACAGTCAAGCTCTGGTGCAAGTAAAACACAGATGCTTATTTCAAACTACAATCATTATTTAGGAATGATTAGACAAGTGACAGGTTTAAATGAAGCTAGAGATGCTTCTACTCCTGATCCTAATTCATTAGTTGGTTTACAAAAGTTGGCAGCATTAAATTCTAATGTTGCGACTAGGCATATACTTGAAGGTTCTTTGTACATATACAGAAGTTTAGCTGAAGCAATTACTTACAGGGTTGCCGACATATTACAGTACGCAGACTTTAAAGATGATTTTGCTAATGCCATAGGTAAGTATAATGTTAGTATTCTTAATCAGATAAAAGACTTATACATCTACGACTTCGGTATATTTATTGAAATAGCTCCAGACGAAGAACAAAAAGCACAATTAGAAGCGAACATACAAATGGCATTGTCTAAGGGAGACATTAATTTAGAAGATGCTATAGATATACGAGAGATTAAAAACATCAAGCTTGCTAATCAATTACTTAAAGTAAAGCGTAAGGCACTACAAGAGCAGCAGCA